GGCGGGTACTTCTACCGATCCTAAGACCGGTGAAGTATCATCGGAATATGCCCTCGCATCCGGCGACAATAGCTATCCAGCTTATGTCACCTTCCGGTCAGTGCTTCAAAAGCGCTCGACTGGGGATGTTAGACGTCTCTCGATGACATTCTCCACGTGGGCGGTCGCTTCTAACAGCGTGTCTGGAATCGATACACGGAAACCCTTCTCGGGTACCGTCTCTTTTCTCATTCCCGCTGATATGACGATCGAGGTGGCTGATATGGACGATTTTATTGGAAACCTTTTCAGTTTCCTCTATTTGTCCGTCACCACCAAGGTTCGTGACACTACCTGGCTTCAGAAACTCCTCTATGGGGTTCCTCAGGTCAAGTAATGCGGCACCAGGTTTTCATTAAAACCTCGGACGGTCGTCGTTCGGTCCTCCTGAATGACGACTTTTGCCAATCGTTGAGTGTGCCCGTTGGTGACAATAAGGACTCTGTCCTGTTGTTCATCGCCTCATGGGTCGCGCTCCTGGCAGATAGCCCACTCGAACCCGAACGCAAACCAATGCGCCTCTATACGAAATTCCTTAATGGAATAAAGCGTAAAGGTGTCAAAGGCATTGTGATCGAGTACTCCGGTTTGGCTCATAAGCTAGTGTCTCAACACTCGCTAATGGGCTCTGGCACCTCAATAGGTGACTGGATAGACGATTTCAAGGACACACCTGTGTTCTTTGAATATAATCGTTACTATCAAACTGGAGATACCAAGTTGTTGGAGTTTCTCTACACATTTCTCAACTTCGGAAAGAAGTTGGAATATGCAGATGAGTCCTTCAATTCGGTCGCCTTGCGCGACTGGCTTGGTATAGAGAAAAGGCTAGGTGATCTGAGTTTTGATCCGCAAGATATCTCTGCTCTTTCTGAGATTATGCGGGTCTTACTCCCTCGTTTCGCTTGGACCGATCTGAGACCTAAGTTCGGTCCGGGTCGCGTCCAAGAAAGAAACGTTGCTGGGCGAATCGACAAGTTACGTACGCTTGCTTACGATAAGCTCATCGATCGCTTCCTCCTCCACGGCCATATAGGAATGTATGGTATGGGGGAAGATTTTGGTGTCTCAGCTAGCAAGGTCATTCCTGACCCCGCTTCCTGGGACCCTGCCAGAGGTGTTAGCTCCAGATCAGCGCGTTTAAAGTTCGTGCCGAAAAACCTCAAAACAGCGAGGTCAATCTGCATGGAACCAAATACGTTGATGTATTTTCAGCAAGCTGTCATGCGACAGTTTCTGGAGCTGTTAGACATAAGCCCGTATCGCCATTTTATTGACATACGGGACCAGCGGAGGAATCAGTTGTTGGCTCTAGAGGGTTCTTATACCTCTGAAGTTGACACCCTGGACCTCGCTGCAGCAAGTGATAGCCTGTCATTGGAGCTTATCAAGAAGGTGTTTCCACCCGATTGGAAGATCCCAATGTTGGCTACCCGGTCGTCCATGGTCATCCTGCCAGATGGGAGTGAGATCCCCATCCTTAAGTTTGCACCCATGGGTTCGGCTTTGTGCTTTCCGACGCAATGTATCGTTTTTGCATCGGTTTGCATTTATGCTGCATGTCTTCACACCTACGAAGTCGAACACGTGCAAGGCAAGTTCCTAGACTGGTTGACCCCATCTGTTGTCCGACGTGTCGTCCGTTCTTTCGGCGACACTGTTAGATATCGGACTAGGGGATACCAGCCTCTTGCCGTGTACGGCGACGATATCTGTGTTGACAGAAAACTCACAGACTTCGTCACATCCATCTTAGCTCGTTTAGGTTTTACTGTCAATAAGGACAAATCCTTTGTTGGCAGCCAGTCATTCCGTGAATCTTGCGGAAAGTACTGCCTAGACGGCAACGACATCACACCCCTATACTTCACAGTAGAAGGGGTGAGGCCTAAGCTTAGGGCCTCACATGTCGCTTCACAAGTCCATCTCATTAATGAGGCCTGGAGGCGCGGTTACAAATGTTTGTACCGCTTCCTTAGGAACTCTATAATGACGTGGGAATCTAGCAAGAGTCTTAGGAATATAGACTCTTTGCTTAATTCAATTCCCTACGTAACGGACCCGAATGTCCGG